ACTGTTGTTGGTGTGAATGCGAAACTCTAGGATATGGAGACTATGGTGCAAGGCACTAGGTGAAAAGTATGGACGAAACGACAGAGAAGCTGATACTATTGCTTGCATACGCACCCTTATTTTTATTTCTTACTTGGTTACCAACCTTTTTATTATTAGTGGAGTAGTGAGGCACTGGAATGACGGAACTGAAAGACTGGTTGAATTCAATCAATCAAACAAAAAAGAATATTCTCGATGAAGATCTAAACCTAGAAAAAGAATATCCTCCATTCATTATCAACAAATGCATGTCTGGATTTATTGAGACTGTATTGATTGCTAATGAAATGAATATTCATCCAGATCTTCCTAAAAAAATGCAATATGATTTTTTTATAAATATTGTGAGACCAAGGAAAAGATTTTCTCCTTGGATGAGAAAAGAAAAACACGACACTTTAGATCTCATCAAAAAATACTATCAGTATAATGATGAAAAAGCGAGGAGTGCTCTTAAAATTCTAACAAAAGATCAAATTGAATTTATTAAACAAAGGATGAATACTGGAGGTAAAAAATGAGTGACGATCTTGAGTACAAGTGGTCCGCAGATCAAATGGTTGAAGTGACACTTAAAGAACCAGATGATTTTCTAAAAGTTCGTGAAACACTCACTAGGATTGGTGTAGCTTCACGAAAGGAAAAGAAGATCTATCAGTCTTGTCATATTCTCCATAAACAAGGTAAATATTATATCGTACACTTTAAAGAACTTTTTGCTTTAGATGGCAAAAAAGCAAATCTTTTTAACAACGATATCCAAAGACGCAATCGCATTGCTCAACTATTGAGCGATTGGGGATTGGTTACCATTGTAAATTCTGAAAATATTGCCGACGCAGCTCCTCTAAGTCAAATCAAAGTCCTTTCTTACAAAGATAAAGGTGAGTGGACTTTAGAGAGTAAGTATAATATTGGTAAAAAGAAAACGGTTGCTCAATCTGCGTAACCATCGTCTTCTTGTTCTATATAAGCATTATCCAAATATTCTAGATAAGAACTAGTGTCTGAGTAAATCTCGGATTCTAGTTCTTGTAGTATAAGCTTAAGTTTTTGGTGGATAACTTTAAGTCTTGATTTTTCCATAACTAGTCTCGTTTTACTATGTATGCTAAAGGGGAGATGGTCAGTCTCCCCCTAGGTTACTACATGAGTATTCTCCTGCATATGTGCTTACATTCGTGCTGGTTTAACGCATCGCATTCGATTAAACATTCATAGTAATCATTTAATTTTTGATTTTCAGTATCCATTAAAGTGATACTGTTATCAATAGAAAGTAGTTGATCTTCAACATCAACTTCATCTAAAGTATTTTCAAAATGTCTCCACTCATCGAGCTGAGATCGAGAAAGTAAGTTGTGCATTTGTCACCTCCATATAACTTGGTACATAATGAAGGGAGGAAGTTTGGTTCATAGTACACCTCTCATAATTCTATAACTATCTATAATAGTTTATGTATCGTAGTATACATTTGTGTCTTTTTTACATAAGTACAAAAAAAGAGAGGGTTTGTTACCCTCTCCAATCTTACTTGACTTTCCAGTTTAACTTGCTAAGTGACTTAAGACTAACCCATTTAGCATAGTGTACACCACGGTACGTTAAGAACGCAAAGGTTCTTTCTGGATCGTGTTTATTTGGGTCATATTCTGGAAGGTCATATTCTAGTTTGACCTTCATTGTATTTCCTCAACTCTTTTGAAGTAGAAGAATTTCACCGTAAAGTAATGTCATTCCCGAAACACAACCAAGGATAATTAATCCTGAGATTTGTAGTGCTTCCATGACGATCACTTATTGTAAGTGTGACCGCGATAGCAGAAAGTACCATGTACTTCATCAGTACCTTGATTACACTCATACTTCACACCACGATATGCGGTGTGGGTAATTTGAGCGTCGTGAAGTGCTGATGCCTTTTGGATCTGCCTTTTGATGATTGTAAGTGTGTTCATGATTGACTCCTGAAGTAAGGGATTTACGCCCCGTTCCTTCAGTCGTTTGCGTCCCAATTACAGTGAGGTGTTGCTTCCTTTAAGGTCTCAACAATCTCTATCTTGACCTCATTACTAATATACTGATGTGCATTCATGCGACTGATTATATCAGTAGCATCGGTGCAACTAATATTAGTATAGAGTAGTAAATCAAACATGGGATGAACGCTCCGTTCCGCGACTTACTTGCGTCCTCCTTTCGGAGGATGAACGTGAGTCTAGTATAGACCCATATAGCTATATAGTCAAGTTATAAATAATTGTGTGTCTTTCGTGCGGCACACTCTACATTCGGAAAATACCATATAATGGTACGGGTTTCGCACCGTACCATTTTTTATGTTTTGTTATAAATAAATCCGATGGAGGACTTGGTTCTTAGGAACCCCTTCATCGCAAAAGGTTGCCTTCGGGGACCACACAATCAAACTCGCTTTAATAAGGAGCATACAAATGACGGGACTCACACGTTACACGTCCAGTGACATGGGCAAAATTCTTGATGCTGTAGGAAAATACAGTGTCGGTCTTGATGATGTTTTCCACAGGCTGCATTCATATGGTATGGATAATCCTGGTGGTTCATATCCTCCATATAATATCGTAAAGGAATCGAACGTTAAATGGCGTATCGAACTAGCACTGGCTGGATGGTCAAAAGATGACATTGAAGTCACTACAGAATCCAATGTTTTGATCGTCAAGTCCAAGTCTGCGAAGGAAAATGAGGATGTCGAGTATATGCACCGTGGGGTAGCATCTCGCACCTTCGCCAGAGGTTTCAACTTATCCGACGACGTTGAGGTTGGAGAAGTTAAGTTTAAGGACGGTATGTTGGTTATTGATCTACAGAGAATTATTCCAGATCATCAGAAATTGAAAACATATGATATTGGATAAATAGAATTGAATATCGTCGCCGCAAGAGGGGCAACTGGCACAATCCAGTTGACGCCCCTCTTTTTTTGTGGTAGTATGAATGAAACTAGGAGTCCACATGAACCTGCACGTAATTGAACTTATAAACAGTGCCATTGTAGTAGCTGATATTGAAGAGTTAGATGAAGAACCATCCTGTTTTCTAAAAAATTGTAGAGAAGTTATAGAGAATGGTGAAGAAATTGAATTGAGAAAATGGCCTAGGTTTACTGATGAAACAGATACCTTGATTTATTCAAACAGAATTGTTACAATATCTACTCCGTCAGACGAACTAACCGCACTATACAAGAAAGTTATTAATTCATGAATTTTTATACAAACGTTCAACTCGTAGGTGATCAAGTTCTCTATCGTGGATATGAGAATGGTGAACAAGTAATGTACAGAGATAGTTTTTCTCCAGTGCTATTTGTTCCATCCCAACAGAAAACAAAGTATAAAACTCTAGATGATCTATATGTAAAACCTGTAAAATTTGGTGGTGCTCGAGAAGCAAGAGAATTCATCAAAAAATATTCTGATGTGCAAAACTTTGATGTCTATGGATATGAAAGATTCTTATATCAGTATGTTGCTGATAAATTTCCTCAGGAAGAAATTAAATTTGATATGTCTCAGATGAATATCATCACACTTGACATTGAGGTTGAGTGTGAAAATGGATTCCCTGATGTTGAATCTGCTTCGGAATCTATTCTTTGTCTGACTATCAAAAATCTTAATACCAAAAAACTTGTAGTCTGGGGTACTAGAGAATTTGATAACAAGAGAGATGATGTTGAGTTTGTATATTGTTATGATGAGAAAGATCTCTTACATAAGTTTATAAATTTCTGGGTTCAAAATACTCCAGATATCGTGACTGGTTGGAATGTTTATTTGTATGACATTCCTTATATTTGTCGTCGTATTGAACGTGTGTTTACTGAAAAACACATGCGATCTTTGTCGCCATGGAATCTAATCAACTATCGTGAGTTTGTTGTTCAGGGTCGTAAACAGATTGCTTATGATCTTGGTGGTGTTTCCTGTCTAGACTATCTCGATCTCTATAAGAAGTTTACCTATACAAACCAGGAGTCTTATCGACTTGATCATATTGCATTCGTTGAACTTGGTCAGAAGAAACTGGATCATAGTGAGTTTGAAAACTTTAAAGCTTTCTATACTAACAACTGGCAGAAGTTTGTAGAATACAACATTATTGACGTGGAACTTGTTGACCGTATGGAAGACAAGATGAAACTGATTGAGTTGTGTCTGACCATGGCTTATGATGCAAAACAAAATTATGAAGATGTGTATTCCCAAGTTAAGACGTGGGACAATATTATTTTCAACTATCTCAAGAAAGATAATATTGTTGTTCCGCCAAAGATTATTCACCGAAAGGATGCAGCATATGCTGGTGCGTATGTTAAAGAACCTATTCCAGGTAGGTATGACTGGGTTGTCTCTTTTGACCTCAACTCCCTATACCCTCACCTCATTATGCAGTACAACATCTCGCCAGAAACGCTGGTGGATGAGAAACACCCAAGTGTGACTGTGGATAAAATTTTGAGTCAACCTGTGATGTATGATGAGAAGTATGCTCTTTGTGCAAATGGTGCTCAGTATCGTAAAGATTTCCAGGGGTTTCTACCAAAACTTATGGAGAAGATGTATAACGATCGTGTCATCTTCAAGAAGAAAATGTTGCAAGCAAAACAACAGTATGAGAAAACTCCTACAGTTGAATTGACAAAGGAAATTGCTCGTTGCAATAACATTCAGATGGCAAAGAAGATCTCTTTGAACTCTGCTTATGGTGCAATTGGTAATGAATATTTTCGTTATTTTCGAATCGCAAATGCAGAAGCAATTACTTTGTCTGGTCAAGTTTCGATTCGATGGATTGAAAACCGTATGAATGGTTACCTAAATAAACTGTTAAAAACAGAGGATGTCGATTATGTCATTGCTTCTGATACCGATAGTATCTATCTTAATATGGGTCCTGTTGTTGAAAGTATATACGGAGGGAGAAAGGCGTCTAATGAAAAGATTGTTAATTTCCTTGACAAAATCTGTCAGATGGAACTTGAAAAGTATATTGAAAGTTCTTACCAAGCGTTGGCCGACAAAGTAAACGCTTATGATCAGAAGATGCAGATGAAACGGGAGAATATTGCTGACCGTGGAATCTGGACCGCTAAGAAAAGATACATTCTAAATGTGTGGGATAGTGAGGGTGTTCGATATGAAAAACCCAAACTTAAAATCATGGGATTGGAAACTGCTAGATCTTCCACTCCATCTTTCTTCAGAGATAAACTTAAAAAAGCTTTTACAATCATCATTAACAATACCAATGATGATTTAATTAATTTTATTGAGTCTGTTAGAACAGATACTAGGAAACAAGAAGTAGAAAATATTTCTTTTCCTCGTGGTTGTAATGGTATTGACAAATATAAAAGTTCTTCAGATTTGTACAAAAAGGGAACACCTATTCAAGTTCGTGGTGCTATTCTATACAATCATCATATCAAGAAGAACAAACTTCAGTCTAAGTATCCGATGATTCAGGAAGGTGAAAAAATTAAATTCATCTACTTGAAATCTCCAAATCCAATCGGAGAAGATGTCATTGCATATTTTCAAACTCTTCCCAAAGAATTGAAACTAGATAAGTATGTTGACCATGACATGCAATTTACAAAGAGTTTTCTCGAACCACTAAAGAAAGTTGTTGAAACTATTGGGTGGCAAGTAGAGAAACGAGGATCACTTGAATCTTTCTTTGTTTGATGGTATAATTTTAAAAAAGGAGTATCTATGAGTTTTATTAAATCCGTAATTCCAGATCTGGAAAATGAATTTGCTTCTGTTGTTGAGGACGGTGTTGCTAGTGGTGATTGTGACATTTTTATCGATACTGGTAGTTACATCTTCAACGCTCTATTAAGTGGTAGTATCTATGGTGGACTTCCTGCAAATAAAATCACTGCTCTTGCTGGAGAATCAAGCACAGGTAAAACATTCTTCGCATTATCAATGGTGCGATATTTTCTGGAACAGAATCCGACTGGTGAAGTAATCTACTTTGAATCAGAATCTGCTATCACTAAGAAGATGATGAAGGAGAGAAATATTGATACCGCTCGTATTGGTCTGGTTCCTGTAACTACAGTTCAGGAGTTTCGTACACAATCTATCAAGATCGTGGATGAATATATGAAAGTTAAAAAATCTGATCGTCCACCTTTGATGTTCGTATTGGATAGTCTTGGTATGCTTTCTACATCCAAAGAAGTACAGGATGCTACTGACGGTAAGGAGACCAGGGACATGACCCGTGCTCA